CTATGTCGAAAAATGTGGGGACATTACCAGGGTGTTCCATTCCCCTGGTAATGCCTCCGTCTCCTTCGGTCGCGCTATGCTCTAGCTCTGTCGAAATTTTATTTTCTATGTAGGCGTTGTACGCCTCTCGTCTTTCAGTTTGATGACGATTATATGCGAGTATTGTAAAAGGTATCATACCTCCATACTGGAAGTTGTATGAATACTGATCTACGGTTTTACAATCGTAACAATCACAGTAGATTGTAGTAACTCCGTCTATAATCTCACTGACGACCATATTTATTCGACCTTGTGTCTTCTACTTAAAGTTCTGCCACAACCACTTGATCCTTGACACTTTTTCCAACGTGAAGTTTCGTTGTGGTTACTTATTCGTCCACATCGTGGACATTTATATTCAAAGTTCATTTAATTTTGACACATAGCTTACGCTTAAAGTCATATCTAAATCCTTTCTTACATTTTGGCTTACCTGAAGACCAAAATGGTTTTGACGTCGAACCCGAACTAGTCGGTTTTGAAGGTTTAGTGCCAATCGGCGTCCTCGGTGGTACTGGGGGAGTCGGAACTCCCGGCTTCCCATCCTGACCGATTGACTGTAAATAATTGGATAATAATCCAACACCAATTCCAGCTAGCGAAGGAAATGGTAACAAGTTGCCGCCATAAATCCCAAGGGCTGTTCTGCCTTGCATACCGCCTCTTAACAACAATGGTAAATACCGTAATTGTGTAAACGCGCTAGGAAAAGACATAATAGTAATTGCTGTACCTCCAATAAGGGCAGCATTTTTACTTCCTTCGTATGCATATGTAAACGCTCCAGATAAACCATCTTCTTCATATGAACTCAATGTACCCTGTGCAATACGGATACCTGGTGTTGATGGAAAATTTTTCATATCAAACACCCATTATTAATAAGATTGAGGATTTGTTCCAGCCAAGTGCACACCCCACAATCAATAAAACTATTTTCCAGAAATGTGCTGGAAGTTTTAAATCAGTTTCGAGATCTAACTTCATGCCATGTCCTTACAAAGAACCTTAGCTACTACTTCTATGTTCAGTAAAGAACCAGCCATAGCAGCAGAAGAGTAAATTGCCATTAAACCCGCAGGTAGGAATATTTGGAATTTTCTAACCGACATTGTAGAATTTAATTGAGAAACAGCTTTATAATCAACTTCCATTGAGTCGCCATTATCAGCCACATCATAAGGTGGGGCTTCTAATTCTTGTTCCTTTGCGATTTCACCGACCTCGCCTGAAACAACTGATTGAGACTTCAGCATCGAAAACGGATTGTTAGTACCGACAATCGATGTATCTGTAGTCGCATCAGGTATCATTTCCATACGATCTATATTGTATGAATTGACTAAACCAATAGTTGACCAAGACTTGATGCCACCAGCATCAGCTTGTTCTACATTTGGACCACATATAGCCAAGGTATATGTATCTGCTAGAGGCAAAGCAGTATGATCTACCAGTGGTGTATTATCCCATGAAGGGGATGATGCAAGTGTTGTGTATGACCATTCACCACCCGCAATGGTTGTGCCACCAGATCCACCCGGTCGGGCGAATGATGGAGTAGCATAAGTTCCATCTGTGACCATATCTGTAGTCAAATGTGGTCTAATTGTACGTGCATAAGTACCTATTTCAGATTTAGTTACACCTGCATCTTTAAACATTGCCTCACGCAAAAAATGAGCTTTTCTAACAGAGTTTCGCATTTTCCATGTATTCGGCGCTCCTACTATCGAAATAATAGATGGACCGGTTCCTGCCAATGTGAGGTTACATAAGTAACCATATACGTGACCATCACGAGTGGTCACTTCTTCGTTCTTCGCGTTTAATGCTGCGTAATCTCTAGCTATGTTGAACCAGTTCCATGGGGAACCTCCTCCAACTAAACCACCATATGTTAATGCTGCTGACATACTCTAGTAGAGTAGACCTTCCCCTATTAGGTATTACTAAGATTATTGCCTAAAATGAATCATACAAAGATACATCGGCTTATGAGAAGACCGACGTTCATGGAATAACTGTGTTACCATTACTTCGAATTCTGCCTGTCGTTCACACTCGTCACATTTTTGCATATAACTGGGTAAGGGTATGTGTATATGAATACAACCGCCCCATATTCGCGGTTATCCCTAAATCTACAATTGGATTTTGCCTCGTCTTGCTACTTTTGTCTCCTTCGGAGCGTTGCTCGACGTTCCCTACAAGAGGCCATTGCTTTCTAAGCCTTCTTGATAGATGCTCTATGAAGAGTAGCCCATCTTGCGATATTGTTGAGATGATCGTTATCAGCGATCTCTCCTGAATCTATGTCGAAAAATGTGGGGACATTACCAGGGTGTTCCATTCCCCTGGTAATGCCTCCGTCTCCTTCGGTCGCGCTATGCTCTAGCTCTGTC